CAAGGCGGTTATCGAGGAGCCGGAGCGCATGGATTTATGGGAACAATGTCGCGCGATCTACTTAGACGAAAACCTGCCCAAAGAGGAGCGCGCGCGGAAAGCGGAGGAATTTTATTTAGCGAACAAAGAGGAAATGGACCGCGGAGCCCGTGTGCTATGGCCGGAGGTGCAATCGTTGTTTCGGCTGTTTAAGTGGAAATGGGAAAACGGATCGAAGGCGTTTAATACGGAGTATCAGAACACGCCGATCGACGAGGAGTCGCAAATATTCATCCCGGACAACTTCCGGAAATTCGACGACTCCGACCTGTACGACAAGGAAGGCCGCCCGCTCCCGCTTGATTATTACGGCTTTTGGGACGTGGCGCAGGGTAAAAACCGCCGCTCCGACTATAACGCGATTGTCATCGTCGCCCGCGACAGGCGGTCGGGCGTTATTTACTGCGACCATGTTTGGGCGAAGAAATGCCCGGCGCACAAAGCACTAGAGCAGGCGGTTGAACTGATTCGGCAATACAATCCGCGGATCTTCGGAGTCGAAACGATCGGTGTCGGATTCGATATGTATCGGCAGCTGCGCGAAAGACTTGCAAAGGAAAAATTGTACTTCACGAAAGTTAAACCGATCGCCGCGCATGCGGAACGAAATAAAGAAAAACGGATTGAAAACTTGGAACCGCTCATCGAGAGCGGTTTTCTTCGTTTCCGGAGAGATCAAAACTTGCTGTTTGAGCAGATGGAGCAATTCCCTAACGGACAACACGACGATTGCCCGGACGCCCTCGCCGGAGCGGTGGATTTATGCGGCGGCGTTCGTAGGCGACGTACGTACCACAAAAAACCGGAGGGCTTATAAGGTGGTGAAAATGGATGGCTGATATTTTCGCGCCGGGCAATTACTACCCACATGATGATCACTTAGAAAGAATTGAACGATACCGCGAAAACAAGCGCCTTTTCATGGGGAAACATTACGATGTTTTCGAGCGCGTGCATAATCGACTTTCGAAAAACCAGCGTGAACTTGTTTACACCGCGATAAACCTCCCGGCGCTGATTTGTAAAAAGAGCGCCGATTTTCTTTTCGGTGAAACACCGTCGTACAGTGCGGGAAAAGAGGATGAATCAAGGGAGCAGGCGGCTATCGAGCGCCTTGTAAGCGAGAATCACTTGAACATTACCAACTACGAGACCGCGATTTCGAACGCGTTTCGCGGCGATGCGTTTTATAAAATTCGCTGGGGCCAGCGCTGGGGAGGCGCTTTGAGCAAGGACCTTGATCCGTTCCGGATTTTCATCGAAGCGCAAAACCCGGAATACGTTTTTCCGGAAGTATCTCCGGTAGACGCGAACCAAATCATCGCGTATCATATCGCGTTCCCTCAGTTGGTGGACACAGGCGACGGCGAACGCTGGGTACTGAACATCGAATCGCATTATCCCGGTAGAATCGTTTATCGCCGGATGACCATGTCGGAGATTAATACGAACTTCGACAACGAGGTCACGCGCTGGAAAATTCAAGGCGAAATCACCGGCGCACGACGGGAAGTCAAGACCGGAGTTCCTTTCCCGCTGGTTGTGCACGTCCCCAACTTCGCTCTTGACGATTCGTGGGAAGGTATTGACGATCTGTCTGACCTTAAACCGATGTTCGACGAGCTTAATAACCGCCTTTCGCAAATCGCGGTTATTCTCGATAAACACTCCGATCCGGCTATTGCGGTTCCTGCCGGATCCTTGACGGAGGACGAAAAGGGTAATCCGGTATTCCACGTCGGACGCGATAAGGTATTCGAAGTCCTCGGCAAGGACGACGTTATCCCGGTGTATATCACTTGGGATGGTAAACTGGACGCCGCATTTAAGGAACTTGAGTTCCTGATCGATAAAATCCTGATGCTCGCCGAAATCCCGCCGGTAGCGCTCGGAAAAGACAACGCAGGTACTTCCGGTGCTTCTGGATTGTCGATCAAATGGCGGATGAACTCGCTCCTCGCGAAGATCAACCGCAAACGTCAATACTACAACAAGGCGCTAAAACAAGTTCTGCTGATCGCGCAGCTGCTGGAACACGCTCAAATGAAAAAGGCGGGCAAACGCCCGGATTATGAGGTTACGGTCCCGATCATCCAGTTTAAAGATGGTCTCCCGGATGACGATCTCGAACAAGCGCAAATCGCGCAAGTGCGGACCGGAGGAAAACCGATCCAGTCGCAACTGTCCGCGATTATGGAAATGCGCGGTTTGACGGAAGAGCAAGCGCTAAGAGAAATCGAGCGAATCCGCGAGGAGGAAAGAGCAGAACTGGCCGTCGACTCTTCGATCTTCAATCGCGGAGGAGACAGCGAAGGGGAGGGAGGCGATGAGTAATGCGCACCGCCCCCGAACCGACGTATGAATACGATATCGATCGCCTTGTCCGCGCCTACAAAGAAGCGATCCGCAAGATACTCGATGAGTTGGAGCGGTTCGATCCCTCCGATATGCGGAGCGCGAACACACGCGTGATCCTCGCGCAGATCGCGGAAATTCTGAAGGAGCTTAGCGAAGAGGCCGCGGCATGGATCGATGAAATGATTCCGAAGGCGGCGCAGGAGGGCGTTGCCGCGGCGCTACTTGAACTTGGCATCGCGAAGACGATCGCCGAAGCGGAAAAGATCATCCGCCTTAATCGCGTCAATCAACACGCCATCGCCGCCGCCATTGCCGACCTCCAAAACGATCTGCTTGCGGTAACGCAGAACGTCGAGAGGCGTGTACGTGCCGCTGTACGGCAGATCGTGGCGGAGGTAATGCGCGAGAACATGGCGCGCGGAGCAAACGACCGACGGAAGATTAGTCGCGAAGTTTTGCGGGAGTTGCGGCGCAGATTAGGCGATTCGATCGAAACCGGGATTATCGATGCCGCCGGAAGGCGGTGGCGACCGGAAGTTTACGTCGATCTCGTGATCCGCACCAAACTAATGGATACCTACAACGAAGCGAAACGGAACGAGGCGTTAAGCCGTGGTGCGTTTTATGGGATTATTTCGTCCCATGGCGCGAAAGACGCTTGCCGCTTCCATGAGGGACGAATTATAAAGCTGACGGCAAACGCGCCCGGCCCGTATCCAACAATTGAGCAACTTCGGGCTACAAACCAGATATGGCACCCGAATTGTAAGCATACTTTCACGACGATTTCCGATTTAGACGCATTGCCGGATGATGTTCGGACTCGCGCCGAAAAGCAGCACGAAAGAGGCGAGGCAGCGATCCGGACAGGAAAACGGAATCCATCCGATTCCGATATAGCAACCGCATAAGGAGGGAAGACCGTGGCGAAAGTTGCGAAAGAGGAACATGCCGTTTTGCCTCTCGTCCGCTTGACGAAAGTCGGCGACGGCGTTTATCGCTACGGGGACGGCTCCGAATATCCCGACGCTAGGAAATTCGAGGATGCGGACGTCATTCCCGTTGTCTTCGTCGAGAAAAAAGCTGACGGCACCTACGAATACGTCGATGCATCGGACGTAGAGGTTTCGTGGGGCGATATTACGGGCAAGCCTTCGACGTTCCCGCCCGCAACCCACACGCATGAAATCGAGGATGTGAACGGCCTGCAATCCGCTTTGGATGCGAAATTGACTGCTACGCAAGCGGAGGCGCAAGCCGATAGCACGGCGGAGGATGTCGCGACGCTTGTCGCTGACTTTAACGCTTTGCTTGCGAAACTGCGAGCGGCTGGAATTATGGCTTCTTAATTTTCTCACGACCGATGGCGGTTAAGTCGTTAAACTGCTCCGCTCAAAATCATGCCCACGCGGAACCAACCGCGTAAAAAAGGGTTGGGCTTAGGAGGTAAATTCGAATGATTGATCTGTATACGACTTTCTATTCCGATCAGGAAACCGGCGGCGATGCTGCGGAACAACCGTCTGCGGAGACGAAAAACACCGATACCCAATCGAAGCAGCAATCGCAGGAGGTAATGATTCCTAAGTCGAGATTTGACGAAGTGAATAACAAGTATAAAGAAGTGCAAGCGAAACTTGATGCGCTCCTGAACGAAAAAGCCGAGGCGGAACGAAAGGCCGCCGAACAAAAAGGCGAATTTGAGAAGCTTTACAAAGAAACTTCTAAGAAATTGGAAGAAACGCAAGCCAAATATAAAAGCGCCGATAAACGCGCTAAAGAATTGGAAGCGGTTATTACCGAAATGCTGAATGCTCGTCTCGAAAACTTGCCGGAAGAACTACGGGACATTATCCCGGAAGGTTTGACGCCCGAACAGAAACTCGCATGGATCGATAAAGCCGAAAGAAAGGGACTCTTTGGCAACAAAGCCGAAGAGCCCGTCGGCGGAGCGACAAATCCGCCGCAACAGCAGTCCATCAATCTTGATGACGTATCCCCATTCCAGAAACTTCTGATGGGGTACGCAAGAAAACAATGAGTTAAGGGGGAATTGAAAG